ATTTCCCGCAGAGATTTTTTTATGTGTACGCCCAAAAGTTTAGATTCTGCTATGAATGATTGGAAGAGAGAAAGAGAGATATTAAGAATGTCTCAGTTTTATAGTCTTCCGGTCGAGGCAATGAGTCAAATTAAAAAACCAGAAAATCTTTATACACTTCCTTGGGAGGAACCTGTCACCCCTATTAAACCTGAAGAAATTGATTGGAGCAAATAAAAACGGATATATAATTAAAATAATATAGAAAATGGCATCAGCAAAAGTACTCGCTTCATTATCCCTTCAACTTGATGCAAATACTGCGGAATTGAAGAAGGATTTAGCCGCAGCGAGAGCAGACGTACAGAAATATGGTAATTCTATTGCTAATGTTTCCAAAACAATTAAACAATCTTGGGCAAATATTGCAGGAGCTTTTAATGTAGTTCAACAAAGTATGGACCTTGTTAAAGGCGGACTTAATCAGCTAAAAAGTGGATTTAATGCAACAAGTGCAGGTGCTGATGAATTATCCAAGAAAACAGATATGGTTAATGCGTCAGTAATTGCTTTAAATAAGAGTATAGTTACTGGGGACTTTGAAAATATTGCTATAAATATAAAAAGGGCAATGATAGCAGCAAGAGACTTTGCTGATGAAATGAACCTTCAAGATCAAAGAACTTCAGACTTAACTCTATTAAAAACAAAATTAGATGCTCAAATAAAAGGCTTAAAATTATTACAAACTGAAGGAACTATTTCTAAAAAACAAACTGATGAACTTGAAATATTAAATAAAGATCTTTATGATCTTGAAATAGATATTCTCAATGCTAAATCAGATGCCTATATTAAACAAGCAGCTACTAGATTAGGAGTTGACGAAAAATTATTTAAAGGACTTCAAGAAGGTGTTTATAAAAGAGCAAGACTAAGTGAGGATGAACTTAAGAATTTAGAAAAGTTTCCTGAAGAATATAAAAGGGCTATCGAAAAAATACAAGATAGTAACAGAACTACCGATTATGTAACAGCAGGTCAAGGAACAGAATGGCAAACTACAACTGCTGTTAATGGTTTTGACTATGCAAAAATAAAACAAGAAACCGAAGCATTATTTAATTCATTAACTGAAACCCAAAAATTGCAAGTTTTTGAGGACTTAATGGCAAGTCCTGAAGAATGGTCTCAACTTATTGGGTATTGGGGAGAGTTGAATAATATGATGGGTGAATACAATAAGAATGCTAATCTTATTCAAAAAGGTGAGAATAAAGTAAAAGATGGACCAGCTCCAATACTTTTTGATTTATCAGATGAGCCCAAAAGGAATAGTTTTGACCCTTTTGCAAATGTTGATTGGGAATTACCAGAAGAAGTTTTTTTCAATGATATGAAATTGGATGAAATGCTTGATCAACAACAAGAAAAAGTTAATGAGCTAGCTAACACTTATAAATATTTTGGTGATTCAATTGCCAGTTCATTATCGCAAGGCGCAAACTCTTGGGCGGAATATGGCGACAGTGTTAAAAATGCTATTGTTGATATGATATTGGCTTCAACTGCTATGATTATAACAAATGCCATACTTTCTAGTATGAACGCTGCATTAGCCGCAGGTCCTTATGGATTAATTATTTTGCCTGCTTTAATTGCACTTGGTGTAGGTATAGCAAAAACAGCAATCAATCAGATACCCGGATTTGAAACCGGAGGTATAGTTGGAGGTAATTCTTTTACTGGAGATCAAGTACCTGCATATGTTAATTCAGGAGAAATGATATTGACCAGAAGTCAACAATCTAATTTATTCAAATCACTAAATGGAACTAGTGGAGGAGCTTGGGAAACTGCTAATGTGACAATTGGATTTGATTCTTTACAGGTGGCTTTACAAAGAATAAATAAAAGAAACAGAATTATCTAATGGCATTTTCAAAAAAATATGAGAGCACTTTTTATGATAATTACAATCATAAAGTTGCAATATGGATTTATCAGGATCAATATTCTGGAGCTACTTTTCCATTAACAATAAAGGATTTAAGTATTAAATATAATGGAGGTGGAATATTTGACTCTATTATTTCATTAAGTGCATCACTTACAATTATCAATACAGGCGAATTTGATGATTATGATGATATGCTGAAAAATAAAGAGAGACAGTATAAAGTGAAGATTTTTAACTTCAATACAGGACAAATGTATTTTGAAGGATATTTGATTTGTGATGAAATACAACAACAGCTTATTAATCAGGGAGAAATATCTTTATTGTTCACAGACTATTTAAAAAGATTAGAGGATATTGAATTAGAGTTAACAATAGGTGAAACTAGATCAGTAATTGATTACTTACAACAGATTTTGGCTCTAACATCCTTATACTATCCTATTTATGTTAATAGTAGATTATTTCCTGAAGGTGGAGACAATTCAGAAGGGAAGACCCTATTCGACCAAGCATATATTGATAGTGACCTATTCTTTAAAAATTTAGTAGAAACTAAAAGTGCTTATGAAGTGCTTAACTCGATTTTAAAAAGTTTTAGATGCTATTTATATCAGTATGACAATGCTTGGTATATCGAGAGATACGGAGATTTAATGCAGCAGGATTATGTATGGACTAAATACGAATATGGGGAATTGACTGGTGAATCTGATAGTACAAAATATGCTGAATATAATAGACAGGCAAATGATTTTGTGTATATAAATATTTCTCAGACCAGAAATTTTGTAAGTGGGTTAAAAACATTTGAGCTAAAATTAAATGATGAGACATATGATACACTTGTTTATAATAATGCAGTAGATGCATCTATTAAAAGTTCTGGAAGCAGATATTTTGTTACACCAATGCCAGCCTTACTACCAAAACAATGGTACATATCACCGTATGCTAATGAATGGAATGTTTATACAGGTTTTTATGGAATAGAGAAAGCAATGCATTGGCAAGCTTTCAATAATTTCGATGGGCTTTACTATAAATTTAAAATGAGTTTTAATGATGTAGAGGACACAACTTTAAAGGTATCATTTAAGAGTTTTTGCCAAGGAAATATACCAAGCAATCCAGATCAATTAAGTTATTATGGTAGATTTTTTATTTATAAGATGCAGCCAAGTTATAACTATTATGTTGCTCTTAATGAGGATTCAAGTGTAGTTTATACAGAGTATAATCCTGTTGGAGGGCCTTATGTATTTGAATCAGAATGGAAATATGTTGAGAGTGATTTAATTAATAATACAATTGAATTTAAGAAAAGTATAAATATTTCAGATTTAGCTGAATTTTCGACTAATGGAGAACAAGAATTTATATTTGGATTATTGCCAGTTGGCTATAGATATGCAAATGGTGACGATGATATTGAAGACAATACTTTCACTTATTTGCCAAGACAGAATATAGGAGACATTATAGTAAGTGTAAATGCAGAAGATCAGGACAATAATATTTTAGCAAGTGTAGAGGATGATTTTGTAAAGAAAGAAAGCTTGGAAATTGATCTTTTTGACATTAATAGTTTAAACCTGAAAAATGGACTATTTATAAAAGATGCAAGTTTATATACTAGAGTATATTTATGGAGTGATGACCAAGTTTCATCCTTGCCTCTTGTGGATCATATCATTAGAGGGGTAACTTCATATACTGCAAAAACAAGAAGTGTACTTACCGCATCTGCAAAAATGAATGCATTTCCAAAACCACTTTCAATTCTTACAGATAATAATTTGAATATGAATTTTATACTAAGTGGGTATGATTATGATATGGTGAATAATGTTATTTCCTTGACTGCTAATGAATATGGAGATGAGGAAATAATAATAAATTAAAATGACTTAATAATGGCAACTACAATTACTAAAACATCCAGATATATTCCAAAAACTAGTGTTGGAGGTTCATCTTCTATATTCGTGTCAAGCACAACAAATGGAGCGATACCATCTGACTTATCAAATTATTATGTCAAAACATATATAGATGGTTCGCTTAATTTAAAGGCTCCTATTGCAAGTCCTACATTTACTGGAATAGCTACAACCCCAAACCTTTATACTACAGGTTCAGGCATTCCAATACGAGTAACTAATAACACCTATAATGAATGGGTAATACAGAAGAGAAGAACCGACGAAAGTCAAAAATTAGGTATTCGTGAATATGGAAGTAATGGTGGTTTAGCTCTTGTAACTGCTGATGTAGATAGAATACTTATTGGCCAAACTGGTATTGTTGGTGTTGGGTCAAATCCTAATTCACGTGATTTAGCAGTTTCTAAATCTCTAAATGGTAATGTAGTATTTGAAAATCAAAATACAAATTCTGGAACATCTGCAAGAAGTATCATATTGGCTATAGCAGACAATTCTGGAGCTGCATTAGGAATGTATACATATGGAACATCAAATACTGGTTCACTATATGGAATAACAATGACTAAAGGAGCAGCATTAGTTTTTGGAGCAAATAATACAAAAAGTTTAATTAGCAGCCCAAATGATTTATTATTTGCTACTGGTGGAGGTTTAAAACTCACATTAACATCTGATGGGAAATTGCAAACTGATTACGTTGGGGGCACTACATCTTTTGTAAGTGGTTTTAATGGTGCAGGATATCAACTAGACAATAATTCTGGCGATTATACTTTAGAAGTTGACAATCTGATTGTAAGAAAGGGAATGAAAGTTTATGAATTAGAAATAAACAAATTATCAAGTATAAACGGCGGAATGGTTATTTCAGTTGCTAATGCCACTACCCTTAGTATACATTCTGTAGCTCCGAGTACGTGGTTCTTTTATATTGATGAAGATGGTACAAATAAACCAATTCAATTCGTAGCAGATGATTATATAAGAGCACAAGTTTGGACAGGGCGTAATATAAACTCATTTTTAGGAAAGGTACTTGGTGTTACTCATAGCGCCACTTTTGGGAATGCCTATATTACTGTATTAGGTTTAAGCGGTACACCTTGGGATATAATGGATTTAGTTCAAGTTGGACACGCAAGTTCTTCATCAAGACAAAACTTGATTTATATGACTGCTTCTGACACTAACAATCCATACATTGATGTAATTGCAGGTGTAAATAATGGTGTGTTTACCAACAAGACAAAAGCTAGGTTAGGCAATTTAACTGGCCTTAGATATAATGATGCTTCAATAAGTGGTTATGGACTTTGGACTGATAATGCATACTTAACTGGGGCTGTAATAGCAAACTCAGGAAAAATTGGTGGATGGGTAATTGACACATCTGCTTTGATTAAAGACACCGGAACAGCAGCAACAAGTTCAGGAATGGCACCTCTTGATTATCCTTTTTATGCAGGTAGTTCATATGCAAATAGAGCCTCAGCACCTTTTAGAGTTACCCCAGATGGTTACTTAACATCATCATTATTGATTAACGGTTATGATTCAGCAGGTACTGATATTATTGGTAAAGAGGATATACCTGAAACCTATACCAATGCTGTTATTAGTAGTTGGACGAAAATAAAAGAATTAGAGTTAGGAGAAAATATTAAAGGAACCGTTTCAATTAAAGTTAGTTTTAAGGTTACATTTATAACAGGATCAAATTCATATTCAGCCAGAATTTATAGAAATGGTAATGCTGTAGGCACAACCCGTGGGCCATTTAATTTAAATGGCACATATACAGAAACAATAGCAGGATGGACTGCTGGAGATTTAATACAGTTATACATATATCAGCCTAATTATCCTGGGTCAGGTACTATTAGATTCGATAACTTAAGGGTATTAGGCACTCACAGCACTGCTTTAGAAGAAGTTACTATTGTAAGTGGTGGTGACTTAATGCTGCAAAGAAATACATTGAACAATGTTAAGTATGAAACCTATAGTATTAATGCATCTTCATATAGTGTATCTGCTTATGCCTATTCATCATTTATAACTACATATACAGCTGGGAACTGTACAATAACACTTCCTGAAACAAGCGATTTAACAATTGGTCAGGTATTTATATTTGTTAATGCAACAACAGCTAGAACAACAATTTTGCAAACTCCTGGGGTGGAGCAATTTTATGATGCTGGTGGTACATACGACACAAGAAATATTGGAAACAGGCAGAGTCTAACAATTATGTGGAATGGTACAGCTTGGAGTGTTATAGCGTATAGATAAATAAAATAAAAAGCAATATGGAAAAAATATCATTCATCTACCCAAGTGATTTAGGTGGTTTAAAAACTGATGCTAATGGAAATTATTTAGTTCCAGAAGGTTTTGAGATTTATAAAGTGGAAACACCTGAAGAAATTAGGTCAAAGAGAATTATAGAAATTAATGAGCAGATTTCGAGTTTTGAAAGTATGGTTGTTCCTAATGATTTGGAATTGATTGAGCTTGGTAAAATGATGCATCCTTATTTTATGGAAGAACAGCAGGTAATGATGCTTAAAAATGAATTGGAAGGGCTAATATAATGGCAATAGAAATTCTTCAGCAATCAGATGTGCGAACCTATATTAATGTAATTAATGAGGGTGTAAGTGGTTCGCCGATTGGATTTAAAAATATTGTAAACTATTTTATTGCTAATCCTAAACCAACAATTAAATTTCCTGCTCGTGGTGACTTATGTGAAAAACAAGTTGCTTGGGTAAGTGGTGGTGACGTAGGTACAAGTATAACTGATACAGTAGATAAAATTGCAGGTACTGCAAGTATTAAAGTAGTTAAAACCGGTAATGGGGGATTTACTATTGAATACAGAACAAGTTTAGACCCTGACAAAATAAGTGGAGCAAATAATTATATTAATGCTGGTAGTGCTGAAAAAATAATGTTTGCCTTAAAAAGTAATAATCCAAACATAATATTAACCACTATTGAATTTCGTGAGAATTCAGGAACAGGCTTATATCCATTTACATATACAAATGACGGTAATGGATGGAAATGTGAAACTGGAAATTGGGAAAATAAAATTATTGATATTAGAACAGAGTGGGCAACCAGAAATATTACAAGAGCGCCATTTTCTGCTATTGGATTTATAAAATTAACTTTTACTGGTGGCGATATTGATGATATAGTTAACATTGATGAATTAAGGTTAGAATTACCAGATCCAAATCCACGAGAAATCACACCCAAATTATTTTTCTTTCCACTTCCGCTTTATATTGCTAATTGTTATTTTAAAGATGCAGGTTTTACTTTCATATGCAATTTTATATATGATGGGGGAATATATGGTAGTATTATAATGGGAATGAATAATCTTCAAATGGAGCTTGGCACAACTACTGAAGGAGGAACATTATATATTAATCCTATTTGTGTCGATAATGCTGGTAGAAACTTAAATTTAACAAATGGAATATTGAAGGGATTAACATTTATATCATCAGAAGCAGAAGGGTATAGCATTACAGTTTATAGTGCGTTGCTAAGTAATGTGCAAATTGAAGATTGCAACTTTTATAATCTTGCTGATATGACAGTAGGTGGATTGGCTACAATGAAAAATGTTATTATTGGCAGAAGCAGATATGCTTTAAGAGGTGCTCCATCAGTATTAAATGATTTTAAATATTATTACTATTCATATGGTAGTGGTTATGCTTGGTTTGCTGAAGCGGATAATGTAGTAACTAAGGGAATTAAACCTATTGGATTTCCAAGCAATACTAATTTTTTAGTAAGTAGAAATTATAAGCAGAATAAAAGTTATAATCATTATTTTATTGATTTGGATTTGTCTGAAACTGATGGAAAAATGAATATTAATATTTATGATGCATTTGGTTATCCATTCAGACAGATATTGCAGTACACAGTTAATTTATCCTTTAGCGATAGCAATGGAGTAGCAATTAGTAATGCCAATGTTGTTATAAAGAACAAATTAAATGAGGTTGTATTTACTGGTAGTACTGATATAAATGGTAAAATTCCGGAGCAAGTAATTACAGGAAAATATAATGAAGGTGTTAATATTAATTTGGCGCAATATAATTTAAGCTGGAATCCAAAAACAGAAGGTGTTTCCTTATCTCCATTTACAATTACTGCTACAAAAGAAGGTTACCAAGATTATCAAGATACTTTCAATATCACAGGAAAAATAGAATGGGAAATTGCATTAACTGAAGAAATACCACCAGTCTACATAAACGGAATCTTATCTGGAGATATAACCTCAACTGACCTACAAGGAACAATAAACACTCCATCCATAAATGGAGAATTAATATCCATAGACATATCAGGAAGCATTATAAATGAGGATATATAAAATAAATATTTAATCAATGGAAGACTTAATACTTTATAAAGGAAATACAGGAACTTTAAAGGCAACAATTAAAACTGGGCTTTCAGTTACTACGGGATTTATAGGTCACTTGGTTGCAGGAAAAGATTATGATACTAATCTTGTTTTAGACTTAAGTACTAGTGTATGGGATAGTTCCTCAGCTTTATTTACTTACTCTTCTTTAGATAGTTCGATTATAGAGGGTAATTATCCTTATGAGTTCTATGTGACAAAAGATAGCTCTGTATTCACTGTTGGAATTGGAACACTTAGGGCAATTAAAACATTTCCTAAATAAAAATAATGTAGTACTGATGGCACTAACAAAAGATGAAAGAGAGCTCTTCGAGGAAAAATTCAGAGGTATAATTAGCCTTATGAATGCTCAGTTTGATAATGTAAATGATAAATTAGAAAGAATAGAAGGCCAAACTATAAAAACAAATGGTCGAGTAACAGTTTTAGAACACAAGGAAGATAGACATACAATTGATTGTCCTCATACATTAAAAATCAGAACATTAGAAGATAACCAACTTACTCAAAAAAGTATTAAAAAATGGATTGTAGGTTCTGTTACAATTACCGGAACAATAATGGGTATCTTATTTATATTATTTAAAGTATTTATAAGTCAATGAAAGAATTTCTATTAAGCTTATTTAAAAGTGATGGAGCAGTATCTTCAAAAAGAGTTATAGCTTTTATAGCCTTACTTCTTTTTATAGTTGAAGTTATATGTAGCTTATGTGGTGTAGTAATAGATCAAAATATATTATACTCGACTATTGGTCTTATATGTACTTCTTTAGGGATGACATTAATTAATACAAAACCGCCTCAACTATAATGCATTGATTACTAACACATTAAGAGTATAAAATCCGTCTAAATTGTTTTAGTCATCTATTTTTATTTTATACTCTTAGTTTTTTTCATACATTTGGGTGTATTTAAACCACAAAGTTATGAAAAAATGCATCATTTATTCTAGAGTCTCATCCGACCATCAGGATTATTCATCTCAAGTAACTGAATTAAAAACTTATGCTAAACTCCTTTCATTAGAGGTGGATAGAGTATTTTCAGAAAAGGTATCTGGCTATGACCCGAAAGCTGAAAGAGTTCAATTTGAACTTATGAAAGCATATCTCAAAGAGACCGATATTAAAATAGTCTTAATGTGGGAACTTAGTCGTATAGCTAGGACCACTCTAAAATCCTTACAAGAGATAAAAACTTTCACTGAACAAGGAATTGACATCTACTTCAAAAAAGAAGGTATCAATACCTTAAGTGATAATCCCAGCACTAAATTACTTCTTTCAGTAATGAGCACTATGGCAGAAGTGGAAAGAGATAATATAGTTAGTAGGGTAAAAAGGGGTTTGGAAGCCTCAGCTAAAAAAGGAAAAATTACAGGTTATCAAACTCTCCCTTATGGATATAAATCAGATGATGGATTTCTTGCTGTTGATGAGGAGGAGGCAAAGATCATTCAACTTATTTTTTCTAAAGCTAAAGAGGGTTTGGGTATGAGAGGTATTGCATCATTACTTAATTCAACAGGAGTTCAATCAAGATGGAAGAAATTAGGTAGAGTATCCAAAAACAGAATGGGAAAAACAACAGAGATATTATGGAAACCTAATTCTATTGGGCTCATACTCAGGAATGAGACCTATATTGGTATAAGAAAATACAGGAAGGAAACAATTGTTGCACCATCTATTATTGATAAGGACCTATTTGATGAGGTACAGAAATTACTTGATACTAAACCAGGACTAAGAAAAGGTAGAACCAAGCATACCTATCTTATAAGAGGTAAATTATTCTGTGCTCATTGTGGTAGAGCTTTTGGAGCAATAACAGAAGCAAGATATAATGCACCTTCATTCTATTTTTGCAATGGAGCAAAGGACATAGAAATTAGGTGTAAAGTTGGTCAGTACAAAAGTTCATTTATGGATAAGGTAATTTATGATGCACTATTTCTTCATAGAGATATGTACAGCACTTTGGCTAATGCTAAGAAAGCAGAAACCGATCCAGCTGAAAAGGAACAAAGAATAGAATTTTATAAGGAAGAAATTAAAAAGGGCAATGACCGTCTGACACGTGTTTTAGAGCTATTTAAGGGGGGTATGATTGATAAGAAGGAGTTAACAAAGGATAGGGATGCGATACTTAGAAATAGGGCTGAGTACGAAGGTAATATTGAAGTTCTACAAGGGGACTTAGATACTTATAAAAATACAGTGATAAAGGTGGAGGAAATCTACAATACATATGCACCTGAACAATCAGTTGCAAAGAGGCAATCTTTTATTGATAAGTATCTGGATAAGGTAACTCTTAAGAAAATAGAAAACCCAGGTGTGGATTTTGAAAAATTAGCAACTAAGGATGTTAAAGACCTAAAGAGTTGGGAAATTATTGTAAAGGGTGAACCAACTAAGAAATCTCATAGCAGATTTGCCTATATAGAGATTTATGCTTTTGGTAGTAAAATACCGCTAAAGGGTGTTATTCAAACCTCTAGCGGTATACTACATCTTAGTCAGAATTATTCTTTCTGAGGAAATTTCTCATTAAGCCTCTCTTCCCAGTATTCCTTAAACCCAACCCAATTATACAATATATAAATAACGTTACCACCTATTGCGTAAAAGAGTTCCTCACATCCTCCTTCCTCATCGGTATAGGAAAAGGATTCAATTCCCACTTCAGGGAATCTTCTTGATACGCGTCTAATGTCTACAGCAGACAAATCGACCACAATAAATATTTCTCTTTCATTTATAATTTTAATTTCAATACCAGAGTCTCCATCCCAAATCTTATTTGGATACTTGGAAATGAACTTAATTACTTCCGCAATTTTTTTCTTTTCCCCATAAAACTTCACTGTTTGTTTTACTTTGAATTTCATAATTTTAATTTTTAGATAAAATGCAATTTTTATACTTATTCTCCGCATCTTTTAGGTTATCATATATCAGAATATCCATAGCAATATATGGGTCTCCTTGATATCCCTGAATGCCTTCAAGTAGTTTAGTATGTTTATCATCTAATTCTACATCGAACGAATAACTAAGTCTCCTTTTGTGGTAACCGGGGATTGCCTCAGACCCAACAATATAGAGATTAACATAATTAAATAAATAAACCTCCCTTATCTCGTCAGGCATTTCAAATCCCATTCTACCTGCAAATATTAGCACAAACTTGTTTCTGACTCTGCTTAGAATTACATTCAGGTTTTTTCCTCGTTTATGCTTAAGGATTTGATCTAATTTTTGTTTCATAATTTAATTTTTTATTTGTTTATAGTAATTTATTAATAATTATTTTTAAGCATACCAATTCCATCGAAGGTGATCTTATTTAGCTCCTAGATTTCTAACCATTTTTAAGAAATCAGGAGTTGATTTAACAAAAAGGCTTAGGTTGTCTTCCTCCCCGTTTAAGAACCTTTTCCAGACTTTTTGCATTGGATTAATTATCATAATTGGATCTGCTTTAATATGTAGGTCGTTCAATGATTTATCACATTTGTTATAAACCCATTCCCCACCATATAAATTAATTATTGTCTGCCCTGTATATAAGCCGATAAACCTAAATTGTAAATGATATATAGAATCCCATTCAGAAGTATACCTAGAACCCCATTTAATAGAGTCTGCTTTATATGCGTCATTTGCTACATCTCCAATAAATGCATCTAAAACTTTAATTGATTCTAGAGAATAAATCTTTAGATCGGGTCTTTTTAAATCCAATTTTATCATTTCTTCGTAATACATTTCACAACTTTCAATAATAAAACTTTTAAAATCTGTACTAATATTTTTATATTCCGAATTAAAATTTTTCATTTTATTTGTTTTTAGTAATTTATTAATAATTATTTTTAAGCACAGCAATTCCATAGGTGGAGCTCTTATTTTTCTCATAAGTTTAGTATTAAATGTTCTGAATGTCCTTTATGATTATCTCAATCTTTTCCTTAGGTATCTCGTGTTTTTTTAGTACCTCATATAAGGACAATATAAAAGGCAGGCTGTGCTTATCCTCTTTTGATATGTCTGAACTATGCAGGCCTATTCCCATAGCTTCTTTAGGAGACAACCCCCTATGGAAATGGGATAAAGGAAGTTCAGCAGTATTTTGTTTGGAATAGTTAATGATCTTGTTTGCTATAAATTTGAGTTCATCCTCTGTAGGGTCTAAGGATTCATTCCATTTATACTGCATATTTTTCTTGCCACCTTTTAAGTAGACAAGAACTCCAGAGTCAACCATCTTGCGAAGGTAACCATAGGGAACTCCATCAGTGTTTCCCTGTTCATCACTATATTGGCGGAGACTGTAGATATAGCCATCTTTTTTATAGTCAAAAATCATCTTCCTAATGACTTCCTCAAGTACTATTTTTACATTATTTTTATACATAAGTAAAAAGATTATGAGGACAAAGATAGTAGTTTATTTTTAATTTGCAAATAAATTACTATAAATTTTTATTTTTATGGTTCTGAGAATGATTTTTATAAGTATTCCATTCAGGATTATAATCCTCATCTGCTTGGTTACCCCAGCAATCCCATTTTTTTCTTACACCTCTAGAAAATAATTCTAAGTATGGTCCAGAACTACAAGACTCTATTAACTTATATTGTTCATCAGGTTTTCTACTATGTTCTCTTTTTTGGGAAATGATCATATTTTCTTGGCTTCTTCCCGGTTGAAGTGTTCTTGCATTCTTACCTTTTACTCCAAACAAAATCATTTCAGTTACATTTCTGAAATAGAATCCTACCCCTCTTCTATCTGGTCCTCCATCTTTCCTTACTTTATACCAAATAAGATTTGATTTGTATGTAAAACCCCAACTTTCTAAAACACTAAGACCTTCATAGATAAGAGCATTCGGAACCCATAAATATAAATTTGCACTTTCTGCAAGTACATCTTTGACAGGAATTTTTTTTATCTCTTCTAAATCCAGTGTCGTATACCTTGCAAGTCTTTTATGCTCAGGTGCCATTTTTCCAGTTCTATTTTGAAATTGCCAAGGGGGATCAGCTAAAACTGTTGAATATTTTTTGTCTCCTACAAAATTTTTAAAATCCTCTGCTGCTGTCATTTATTCGCTTTCGTTTTTTTTTACTAATTCAGGTGTAATTCCAAAAACTAAAATTGGACATCCACCATTTCTACCTGCCTTAAGACGTGGTAATAATTTACCCATCTGAGTTGTACTTGCACCATATTTGTCAGAATATTTTCTTCGTATTCCGTGTTTATCAGTGTATACTCCTAATTGTTTAAACCATTTTTCCATTTTAAAACCTCTGGTTACTAATACGCCAACACTTATTTTATCAAAATCAAAAAATGCTCTAAAGGCATACAAATCTCTATCATAAGTTTGGTCCTTACTATTCCATTCTAGATCAAATGCTACTCTTCCTTTACAATAATCAATTTTATGAGTATCAATTGAAATAATATTTTCATCAACAACCATTTTTGCTCTTAATTGTGACTCCGTCCATCCCATAGGGCGAAGTATTTCAGAAAATAA